ACACTTAAGAAACAGATTAGTGGTGGTCTGATGGAGTTTTCTCAAACATACAAACCTTTTCATTATTCTTGGGCAGTTGACTTAACTACAAGACACGAGAAGATTCACTGGATTGAAGATGAGGTAGATTTATCTGAGGATGTTACTGACTGGAAGTCAAGTGATAAGATGACTAAGTCTGAGAAAGAATTTATTACTAACATTCTAAGACTCTTTACTCAATCAGATGTGGCAGTTGGTAAAAACTATTATGATAATTTTATACCTCGTTTTAAGAATAACGAAGTGAGAAATATGTTAGGTTCGTTTGCTGCTCGTGAAGGTATTCATCAAAGAGCATACGCTTTATTGAACGAAACTTTAGGTCTCCCACCAGAAGAATATCACGCATTCTTAGAGTATTCTGAGATGAACGACAAAGTAGAATTTATGATGGAAAACGACCCCTCAACACAACGAGGCTTAGGTTTGGCGCTCGCAAAGAGTGTATTCAATGAAGGTGTAGCATTATTTGCTTCGTTCGTTATGTTGTTAAATTTCCAACGATACGGTAAGATGAAAGGTATGGGTAAAGTGGTTGAATGGTCTATCAGAGATGAGTCTATGCATGTAGAAGGTAATGCTAAACTCTTCAAAGCATACTGTGCTGAACACCCTCGTATCGTAGATGACTCTTTTAAGAAAGACATATATACAATGAGTAAGAAAGCAGTTAGACTTGAAGATAAGTTTGTAGACTTAGCATACGATGCGGGTTATATCAAAGGTCTAAATGCTGATGAAGTAAAACAATATATTAGATACATTACTGATAGGAGATTATTACAGTTGGGTCTTAAACCAAACTTTAAAGTGAAAGACAATCCACTTCCATGGCTTGAGTGGGTATTAAACGGTGCTGACCATACGAACTTCTTTGAGAACAGAGTAACAGAATATGAGGTAGCAGGTTTAGTAGGAACTTGGGCAGAAGCATACGAGGAGCAATAAATGGCAGAGGTGAGAGTTGAATTGAATTGTGGTAACTGTGGTAATGACTATATATTAGAGTATGATGATGAAATAAACGAAGCATACTCAGAACCAACTGTCTGTCCGTTTTGTGAATATCCGATTGACGAAATAGATGATAGTGATATGTATGAAGATTACGATGAATTTGAAGGGATAAAAGATTTTGCCGAAAAAGATTGAATACACTAACAAGTGGCAGTTTAATGGAGAAGACTTTGACACAGATAATATAGGTAATGCCGAAGGGTTTGTCTATGTTATTGAGAGTCCAGACGGTCGATACTATATCGGCAAGAAGTTTTTCTGGTCTATCAGAAAGGTTAAAGGTTTTATCAGAAGAAAGAAGAAAGAATCTGATTGGAAGAACTACTATGGTAGTAGTGACAATCTAAAAGAACTTGTTGAACTGTATGGTAAAGACCAATTCAAAAGAGTTATCATCTCATTACACAAAACAAAAGGTGACTGTAATTACGAAGAAGTAAGACAACAGTTTATACATAATGTGCTTGAAGATGAAAGATTTATTAATGACAACATTAATGGCAAGTGGCATAGAAAACCACAACATATTATTGATGATAGAATAATTAATGATATGTATGATTTGACTGAAGAGATGAATAAGGGTATAATGAACTGATGAAAATTAGAGAATTTAATGGGGTGAAGAAATTTAAGTTTCTTCCTACAGACACAGATACAAACGCAGTAAGACTTAGAGAACTAGAATGGTTAGCACCAATGATTCGTAAAGATTCTTATTGTATGGAGTTTGGTGTTTTTGAAGGAACAACAATTAACGCAGTTGCGAAAGCAAGACCAGACCTAAAGATTTATGGTTTCGATTCTTTTGAAGGTCTACCTTCTGATTGGGATATGGGACAGAAGAATGTAAGAGCAGATGCGTTTGATAGAAAGGGAGAATATCCAGATGTTGAAAACAATGTTGTCTTGGTTAAAGGTTGGTTCGATAAAACGGTTCCTCATTTCAAAACTGCTCACGATAGAGGGGATATTGGTTATCTACATATTGACGGAGATATTTACGAATCTGCCAAAGTAGTTTTAGATGAGTTGAACGACTGGATTGTTCCAGGAACTATAATTAGATTCGATGAACTATGTTGTTGGAGATATGCTTTTGGTGAAGCATCACCGAGTGGTAAAGCAAGTAGAGTATTATACACAACTTGGAAAGACCACGAATATAAAGCACTTAATGAATGGTTAGATAAATACGACAGAAAAGTAGCACCACTATGTCGTAACTGGTTTCAGGGAGGAACAGTAATAGTAACACAATGATAGTTTCGCATGAACATAAATTTATTTTTATTAAAACTAAAAAGACTGCTGGGTCGACTTTGGAGAAACTACTCTATCCTTATCTTGGGGACTATGACATTTGCTCTGGCAGTAGTCGAGATAACACACCTTCGTTAGGTATTCAACCAGATACAAATGGTCATATCTGGTGGAACGAAATCAAAGCAAAGTATGCCAAAGGTCAATGGGATACATATTTCAAATTCACAATAGAAAGAAACCCTTGGGATAAAATGGTTAGTGCTTACTATTGGCATAGAAAAATCAAACCACACCTATTTTCTGATATGGACTTTGCGACATATGTCGAAACTTGTAATATGATACCGAACGACCAAGCAATGTATACTGACGGTGGTGGTAGTATCGTTGTAGACAAAATCTATAAGTATGAAGATATGATGGGAATGTATAATGACTTAAACGACCGATTTGGTTTTCAGATAACTGAAGAACAAGTATTCGGTACTAAACTTAAATCAAATATTAGAGAGGTAAAAGACTATCACGACATTTACACACCAAAAGCAATCGAGCAAACAAGAAACGCATTTAGAAAACAAATTGAATTACTCGGATATGAATACTAAATTTTTAGATATATTTCCTATAAAAGTGATGAACAAAGAGTTGGGTATGGATATACCGCAATTAGAAAAACAATGCTTAGATTATATGAGGAATAATATAGGAAGAATAGTCACTAATCGTGGGGGTTATCAGACTAATGAGCTGCCGAAGGAAGAATTTCCAGAGTTAATAGAAAAAGTAGAACAAACTTGTTCTGAATATATGAAAGAAATATTCAAAGCAGATGTTAATATTAAAGTAAGTAATTACTGGATGAATGTTAATAATTACAGAGATTATAATCTAAAACATAATCATCCAGAAACTCTTTTAACAGTAGTTTATTATATTAAAACTCCAGTCGATTCTGGAGACCTTGTGTTAGCAAATAACCCTATGGTACATTGGTGGGGACATCCTTATACAAGAGAAAGTTGGTGGAGTCTTGGATGGTATAATTCTCCTGAACTTTTCTTTCAACCAAGAGAAGATACAATTTTAATATTTCCTGGATGGGTCGACCATCATGTAGAACCTAATTTAAATTCAGATGAACATAGAATATCAATCGCATTTAACACATATGCACCAACACCACAATAATATGAAAGAAGATAGAATAAAATTATTTGTAGGCGTTGACCCAAATGGGTGCGATGCCGAATCACAAATGGTATTAGAATATACCGCAAAGAAAAACTCGTCATTACCAGTTGACATCACTTGGATGCAACACTCCAACGACCCTAAATCACACTGGCATGGTTGGTCGTCTGAAACTTGGGCAACACCGTTCAGTGGTTTTAGATGGGGTATCCCATCTGCTTGTGGTTATGAAGGTCAAGCAATCTATATGGATTCAGATATGGTTATACTTGGCGATTTGGCTGAATTGTGGTATAATGAATGGAACGACAATGCGATAATTCAGATGAAAGGTGACTGGAGAACTTGTGTTGCTAAATGGCATTGTGCTAGAGCAAAGACGGTTCTACCACAGATAGAAGATATTAAAAGAGTACCTAATGCTCATCAACAATTGTTTACTGGGTTACAACACAATCCAGGATTGACACAAGTGTTTGATAGACAGTGGAATAACTTTGATGGTGAGAATGACAAACTAGATGATATAAAGATTTTACATTATACAGATATGTCAACTCAGATGCATCTAAAGTATGCTACTACTCGTTTATCAGAAGAAGGTAGAAAGCATTGGTATGATGGTGAGATAAGAGCACACCGTAGAGGTGATGTTCAGAAGTTGTTTGATACAATGTTGTCAGAAGCAGAAGCAGAGGGTTATACACCTCAGATGTATTATGACTTGAATAACTTAGTTGACTATAAAAAAGAAAGTCAAGCAGGTTATAAATCGAACAACGGTTTTGATGTAACAAAAGGAGAATAATGAGTCAAATTTACGGTGAATTGCCTACACACCCAGTGGTAATGGCTGCTTGTGATAGTAATTATTTTATACAACACGCACCTGCTTTTGTAGCATCTGCTGATAGAGTGAACAAAGATGTTCATATTCACATCGCAAACCCTAACGAAGAAGTATTGTCATTAGCAGGTATTTTAAACGCAACATCAAAAATTAAGGTAACATATTCTTTTAATTCTTTGAATCTACCACCAGACCCAGAACAAGCAAGAACTTATTATGCTTGTTTAAGATTCTTAGTCGCACCTACTATTCTACAAACAGCAGGTCAAATGTTAATACTTGACATTGACGGTATGTGTATGAATGACTTTAGTTTCCCAGAAGCACCCGTTGGTTTCTATCCAAGAGAACCTCTACAAGGAACAGTTGGTTGGGAAGCAGAAGGTACTGCTGTAGCAGCAGGTGCAGTTTACTATAATAAGTTTGGTATGAAATACGCAATGAAAGTTGCTGAAGAATTAGGTAACCTACCATTAAAATGGTTTGTAGACCAAATAGCATTATCTCGTGTCTTAGGTAATGTTGAAGAAGCACATCATTTTGATTCTGAATTTATGGATTGGGAGTTTAAAGAAGGCACGACTATCTGGACTGGTAAAGGTCCGAGAAAGTATGACAACCCTACTTATGTTGCTAAGAAAAAAGAATTTGATATGGCACTATCAACTCTATTAAAAACTAAGAAAAAAATTGTTCTTAAACCAAGACTCGATATACCATTCAAAAAGTTTGGTCTTGAAATTGCTAACAATGAACTACCAGAAATCAGAACGCATTGGAAAAAATTCGTAGATAATATAGAAGATGTTGACCTATTAATTGAAATGCCTCGTTGGACATTCAATCGAACTATATGTAAATTCTTTTGGGGTAATTATATAATGTATGTTCCGCATGTAGAAAAGAAACAATGGGGCGGAACTGATAATTGTGTTTATTATATGCAAACAGTCTTCCCTTGGTTATTTACTGTAGATAAGATAGGATGGGCAGGTGGTTCAGAGTATCAACATACTTACGATACTAATAGACAATGGGATGAATCAGCATTTAAAACCTTACAAAAATATATGAAAGAGGGTGGAACAAAGTTTGCTCAACCAAATAAAGAATGGAAAGAAGAGGATAAATACATATTAGTTCCATTGCAGTTACCACACGACGAGACTATTAAGTGGCATTCTGATATTAGTGTAGACCAGTTTGTAAATAGATTATGTATGTGGGCAGATAGTGAAGATGGTGTTAAGATTGTATTTAAAGGTCACCCAGTAAACTTAGAAAGTATGGAACCTTTAAAAGAAATCATAAGTAGTTATAATAATGTTCGTTATGTAGATGATTGCTCAATACACGATATGATAGAACAAGCAGAAGCAGTCTATGTAATTAACTCTGGAACTGGTCAAGAAGCAATGTTGTTTGAAAAGACCGTTGTAACTTTTGGTAGATGTGATTATGACCAAGTAACTATCAAAGGTATTGTCACTGACTTAGACTTCACTTGGGATGCGGTTAAGTTAGATGATAAAGAGAAACGAGTAGAGTCATATATGAAATGGTATGACTGGTTTGTTAATGATATATGTATAGGAGCATAAATGGCAAAGGTAGTAGGAAAGGTAATTGTTCATAGAAAACAGAAACACACAAGTATTGGTAATGGTTTGTTGAAGACTTCATCAATGAATAAGAACAAAAGGGTAAGTCATAAAAAATACAGAGGGCAAGGCAGATGAATATCAAATTCGTTGATGTCAGTAAAGACTTATGCGAAACTTGTAAACTAGCATTTAAAGGGGGTTGTCCAGTATATCCACCTTTAAACTTAGTTGAATATTGTATTAATTATAAGAAAAAGAAATGAATTATATAAAAGAATATCCAGATTATGTTTACTATAATCAAATACAAAAGAATATGGATGGGTATCACAATTTCCTTGATGAAGTTGAAGAAGAAGCAAAGAATACTCAAACAGAACATGGAAGTATTGGTTTTGATGATGAACAAAAACACGACATAAGTATAAGAAATTGTTCAGTAAAATGGTTACACTCATTTAATTTAAGGCAAAAGATTAATGACCTTTTTTGGTTGACTAATATTGAGAATTTTGGTATAAACATACAATCTGCTATGGAAATGCAATACACTGTATATAATGGTAATAACAATAATGGAGAATACTATCATTGGCACGCAGACTCAGGATTATTGAACAGAGGTAGTTATGTGAGGAAATTAACATGGATAACACTTCTAACAGATTCTAGTGAATTTGAGGGTGGTAAATTACAGATACAATCTGATGATTTAACAAACCCAGAAACTAAACATGAAACTTTTCTACATCACACTATTCCAGAGGAAAGATTTTCTAAAGCAGGAGATACCATAATATTTCCGAGTATTAAAAGACATAGAGTAACTCCAGTCACTTCAGGAATTAGAAAAACATTAGTGAGTTGGTGTTATGGACCCGAATGGGCTTGACAACCAAAAGAAAATGTTGTATAATATAATATATTATAATAATTGGAGTATATTATGTTAGAAGTGGGTAAGTTAGAAACTAAAGAATCTCAAGACAAGTGGTTGAGAAAACAATGTAGAGAATACATTGCGGGTTGGTGTGATGCGAATGCGAATGTAGACTTACAACAACCTAGAACTTTTAATAGTGATAAGTATGCTCAATACTTACACGGATACGCAGACCAAAGATATAATGAAGCAAGAATCAATTGATAAAATAGTTTTAATGGTTAAGAACTCTCCTCTCTTTCCAGAAGATGTGAAAGAAGAGGTTCTTAATGATGTTAGAAACGATATGGGTAAAGATTGGAAAGAACCAACTTTATTGGATAATAGATATCTAAGAAACTATTATAACAATATGTTTAAGTAGAGGTTAATGATGCAAGAACAACAAACAGTTTATATACTAAGAAATGCTTTGAGTGAAGAAGCATGTCTACTTCTGTCTACAGAAATGAAGATTCATCGCAGTTGTCAATCATTGACATCAGAAGAAGATGTTATGAGTGGTGATGGTCAAGTAAATAACTCATTCAGTAAATATGCGTCGTTAGGTAATGAAGCAATTTTACTTCTGATGAATCAAAAAGCAAATGAAATTTTTGGCGAAGAATTAGAACCTACATATTCATATTCAAGAATAATGACAGCTGGTGCTACTATGCCAAGGCATGTCGATAGACCAGAATGTTCTCATTCAGTTACTATATGTTTACAAAAAGACAAACATAATACTCCATATCCAATTTATATGGGTGGTGAACAAGTTGAACTAGAAGTTGGTGATGCGGTTTTCTACAGAGGTTGTGAAGTAGAACATTGGAGAAATGCTTATGAAGGTGAAGAACATATTCAAGTGTTTCTTCATTACACACCTAAAGGCAGTGGTCTGATTTACGATGGTAGACCTTTTGTCAACTTTTCGAAGGATTAGTATTGTATTGTAAAAGATGGGTAGTATATTTTGAAGACGGAACATCAAAGATTGTTTGGGGTAAAACCAAACGAGATGTTTACGAACAATTTGAACACGGTAAATATATAAAACCGTTTAAAATAAGAAGTGTATTTCAAATGAATAGGAGTTATAAATGAAAGGTGATAAAATCCCTTATGCCAATTTTATTGGTAGAGAAGGCGATGCTCTTCCAGGAGAAGACTTGGGTGGGTGTCCAATCGGTGGTTTCTTTAAAGAACAAGATACCGATTCAATCTTTAATGGTAAACGAGTAATCGTATTTGCTCTTCCTGGAGCATTCACACCAACTTGTTCTTCACAACAACTTCCTGGATATGAAAGGATGTATGATGAGTTTAAAGAAAAGGGTATTGACGAGATTTATTGTTTATCAGTAAATGATGGTTTTGTTATGAACGCATGGTTTGCTCAAGAAGGTGTAACTAAAGTAAAACCACTATGTGATGGTAATGCTGACTTTACTCGTCAGATGGACGGTAAGTTAGTTGGTCTGAACGACAATGGTTTTGGTGTTCGTTCTCGTAGATATGCTATGATTGTTAATGATGGAGTTATTGAGGAACAGTTTGATGAACCAGAATCTGGTGGTGACCCATATGGGGTTTCCTCACCAGAGTCGGTGATGGACTACCTCAATGCTAAGTAATATAATAGATTATACAGTTGCCAGTTTTTTACTGGCACTGTTCTTTATAGGGGTAATGTTTGTGTTACCGTTTTATTTAATCTATATAATCTTAGGTTTTACTTGGGATTGTTTCATGGAAAAAGACTGCGTTAAATGATTATATTATCATTAAATAGAAATCACAATGGTTCTGTTTGTATTTTAAAAGATGGCGATATAATATATCATTCGGAAGAAGAAAGACATTCTAGAATAAAGTTTGATTCTACACCTTATAAAAGTTTAATTAAAGGATTACAGTTGGTAGATAGTATCGATTATCTATTAATTACTGGTTTGGAAAATGATAATACAAAAGACTTCTATGTAACTCTTGTTGAAAAACATACTAAAGGCAAATTTGAAGTTATAGTAGATGATAGTCAACATCATCTTTGGCATGCAGCAACTGGGTTTTATAATTCTGGTTTTGAAAAAGCAGTAATAGTAGTTATGGATGGACACGGCGCCAAAGTAGAAGAAACCCCTAGTGTTTTTGACAAACCTTTAGTAGAAATTGAAAGTGTTTATGTTGCCGAATATCCTGATAAGTTTACAGAAATTTACAAAAAAGATAATAGTGATTCAAATCATATAAGTCTTGGATTTATGTTCGAAACATTAAGTGATAAAATATTTGGTGATAAGGTTTCGGCAGGTAAAGTTATGGGATTATCTTCATATGGTAATGACAAAAATTATCCGTTAAATTTTAATATACTCAGTGATGGTATTAAACTCGAAATCGATTCAGAAATTAATCCTCTAGATGCTTCACTAACACTTCAAACACACGCAAACAAAAGAATTAAAAATATATTAAAAAATGCTGTAATAGACAGTGGGTGTAATAATATAGTCTTTACTGGTGGAGTAGCACTCAACTGTGTTGCTAATTATGAATATTTAAAAGTAAAAGATGAGAATGTTAATTTCTATGTAGAACCAATATCAACAGATGATGGAACATCGTTTGGGTATGCGAAATTATATCATCATAGTGTAACACAAGATATGACAATTAGAAAGCAAACAAAGGTATACTATGGTTTAGAATATAATATAGATAATATTGAAGGTAATGTGGTAAATTATTCTGATGTTGCTAAACTTCTGACAGAAGGTAAAATAATATCAATGTATCAAGGTGGAGCAGAATCAGGTCCTAGAAGTTTGGGTAACAGAACTATTTTGTTTGACCCTCGTGTAAAGAATGGTAAAGAGATTGTAAATAAAGTTAAAAAGAGAGAAGAGTTTAGACCGTTCGCAGGAACAATATTACAAGAACACTTACACGATTGGTTTGATATGAAAGGATTAGACGAATCACCGTTTATGATGTATGCTGTAAATGTGAAAGAAGATAAAGCAGATTTGATTCCTTCAATTATCCATGTTGATGGAACTTGCCGTATACAATCATTAAAGAAAGAAACTAATGAACATTTTTATAATTTGATACAAGAGTTTTATAAACAAACTGGTATTCCAGTCTTATTTAATACAAGTTTTAATCTTGCGGGTGAACCGATAGTAGAAACCCCACAAGACGCAATTAAAACTTTGAATAATTCTGATATCGATTATTTGTATTTTCCAGAAAAAAACATTATTATATAGGAGTTAACAATGTTAAAGACAAAGGATTTTATTAAAGATTGGACAAGTCGTAAATGGCATCGTATTCATACATGGAAAGCAGGAACTGGTAAGTTTATTAAGAAAGTTTTAAACAGAAAACTTAGGCATACAAAGGTAGATATTGACGAATAACCCTATAAAAAAAGTGAGTATTATTACTTGACAAACCCCCTAAATGTGTTATAATGTAAATATAGAAAGTTAAGAGAGTATTATGAATAAAGTGAAAGAATTTCTAACTGCTGAGTTTATTGGGTCTGTATTCGGTTTAGTCGGTGCTTTTCTGATTGCCTTAGATATCAAAGAAGCATTCTTCGTTTTCTTAGTGACCAATGTGATGTTTATTAAGATGGGTTTTGAAAAGAAACTTAGATACTTCACCATATTACAGTTTGCGTTTTTAACTTCTACCATTATTGGTATTGTGAGGAACTTCTTATGAGTAAAGGAAAGTGGATAGTGCCGTTACCAGACGGAACTACAAGAGAAATGCCTTTTGATGAATATATAAAATTATCAGAAGAAGAGAAACAAACATTCAATGGTTGGGTTGGTAATAAAGAAACTAAAAAGGAAGAACCAATTGGTATCCCAACTTCAAGTTTAGAGGAGTTTTTCAAATGATTAAACAATTTTTTCAAATCTTTGCTATTGCGTTTACATTCTTATTTGTCGCTTCAGTTACACTTGACTCGAAAGCAACTGTCATTGAAGCATTTGTAACAATTAGTGATGAGTTAGAAAAAAATATATTATATCAAGACTCTACAATTGTTGTAACTAAGAATGGAGTCTATAGTAAAAGAACTGGTAATAAAATAATCTTCACCCCTGCTGATGATTGGGTTGAAGAAGACTTTTTTACTCAGCAACAAAAATATTGTGAAAAGGAAAGTAAATGATTAATGTTATGTTTGTAGGTTGGTTATTGATACTAGCACTAATGTTGACTGGTTGTAACACAACTTACGATTATGCGATGATAGTCTAAATGACAAAAACTGAAGCAGTAAATTCGGTTAAGGTAATCGAAGACTATTTCTCAAACTTCGAAAACATCGAAGAGTATATCCGTCAACAAAAATTATTAAAGATGGAAGATATCCCTGCGAGTCTTCCAGGCATGGGTATTGAAACAGACTTGTTTGACGAGTTTGATATGTCACCACAAGATATGGACTTTGAACTTGTGCCAATGAGAGAAGGTCTGTGGAATCAATACATCAGTATAATCTCAAGTCATGCGAATATGACAAGCATCCCAGGAAAGACTATCAAACTAGGTGTTAAAGAAAAGAACACCAATAAGTATGTCGGATTCATTCGACTGGGTTCTCCAGTAATCAATATGAAACCCCGTAATCAACTACTTGGTAATGTCCCAGAGTTGACAAGTTTTAATAAGCATGTTATAATGGGGTTTGCGATTGTACCATCCCAACCGTTTGGTTTTAATTATTTGGGTGGTAAATTGTTAGCAGGCATTTCTACTACACACGAAGTAAAAGAAATGATTGACAAAAAGTATGGAACTAATATAGTGATGTTTGAAACAACTTCTCTATATGGTAACAGTAAATCTGCTAGTCAGTATGACGGTATGAAACCTTTCCTTAGATTTAAGGGTTTGACTGATTCAGATTTTATGCCAACAATAATTGGTGAGTCGTTTGACAAACTATGTGAAGTTGCTAATCACGAAATGATTTGGGACATCACAGTTTCTTCACCGAAGATGAAAGCAATGAATCAGATAGTTGGTAAAATTAAACGAACACTTGATGGTGATGATTTAGAACACTTTAAGAATGTAGAAACGAATGCTAAGAAGTTAATTGAACAGAAAAGATATTATTATAGTAACTATGGCATTGAAAATTTTGTAGACATAGTTAACGGTAAGACAGACACTATAAATAGGGCAGAGAACTATGATAGGTATAGTTTAGATAATTTCATCGAATGGTGGAAGAAGAAAGCAACCAAACGATGGGATAGTTTAAGAACGGATGCCAGACTGAGGAGAGATATAGAAGTTTGGTCTAATAATAAAAATATAGATATAATAAGATAATGTTAATAAGTAAATACTATAAAGATGATGGAACAGTAGCAGAGGTTCATACTAATCAAGTAGACGAAGATAAGGTTTATAATTATATAGTCTATAAAGATAAAAATGGAATATTCCACAAAGAAATATTTCAAAATAAATCTGTAAGTTATGTTGAAGATGCTGCTGAAAATTATGCGTTAGGAATTAAGGAGTTGAATGATGCCGACAAAAGGTAAGATTGAAGGTCATAAAAATGGTCACTACATCGCAGGTGTAGATACTGAAAGTGCTAATCATAAAGAAGGTAAAAGATACTTACACGGTAAGAGAAGACCAGACCTAGATGCTCTCGAAGCAGGGGATCCAGATAATAATGCTACAGATTGGTCTACCGACTTTTTAGGCAAAATTAATGGATCCAATAATTGATTATGAAAGAGGGATACACCCTCTTTGTGGAAAAGATGTTAAGGTTCATAAAGATATAATCATAACACCTTTTTACACAAAAGAATATTGTGACTCACTTATTCAGTATTGTAAAAAGATAGATAATTATTTTTTCTTGAGTGAAGACCAATATACTAATAAGAGTTTGTGGATGCATATGTTCAGTCAAATATGGTATTGGAAATATGCTACTCATTGTAAAGAATATTTAAAACCAGTAATCGACAAAGAGTATTGGGAACATTCTTACAAAGGTATCTCTCCACCATTTATTAATAAATATTCATTAAATGAAGAATCGCAAGATGATATGCCACTTCATTGTGATGAAAGTGGTATTTCAATTGTTGTAAAATTAAACGATGATTTTGAGGGCGGTGATTTGGTATTTCCTAGACAAGAAATAGGAAATAAAGACTTCCCAGTAGGAACTATTTTTATTTTTCCTGGATGGGCAACACACCCACATTATGTTTCCAAATTAACTGCTGGAAATGATAGATATTCGTTGGTAGGGTTTTCTATACCACCTTCGTGGGAAGATAGTCCGAATGTAATTAAATTTTAATATAGGAAGTGATATGGGATTGAAGGTTATTGATGATAGTGAAAAGGTAGACATCGGTCCATCAAAAGATGGCACTTATGAAGGTGCTATGGGTGGGACTGAGTTGATGAATAAAGCATTATATGATAGAGTTGATAATGATTTACTCGATGAATTTAATATTATCAAATCTCGTGTTCGTTGGGTAGACCCTAATAAGAAAAACATTCTTTGGTTACACGATACTTGGGACGACCCAGAATCGCAACATCTAAAAGATGCTGAACAAAGAAAACGATTTGCTAAATTAGTTTTCGTATCGAACTATCAATTACAAACTTATAATCTTGCTTTAGGTGTTCCTTATGCCGAATCGAGAGTATTAAGAAATGCGATTGACCCAATTGAGTTTAAAGAGAAAGACAATGATACCATTCGTATCATTTATCACACAACTCCACATAGAGGTCTGAATCTAGTCTATGCGGGTGTAGCAGAAGTTGCTAAGCACATACCTAATATCCATTTAGATGTTTACTCATCGTTTGAAGCATACGGTTGGAAAGAAAGAGACAAACCTTATGAAGAACTCTTTCAACAAATCAAAGACCACCCTAATATGACTTATCATGGATATCAACCTAATGATGTGGTAAGAAGTGCGTTACAAGAAGCACATATATTTGCTTACCCTTCTATATGGCCAGAGACTTCTTGTATCTCTGCACTTGAAGCAATGAGTGCTGGATGTGAAGTGGTTTGTCCTAACTTCACAGCATTAACAGAAACAACTGGTAACTTCGCAAGAATGTATCAGTGGTCAGAAGATTTAAATGAACATGCCAATGTCTTTGCGAATAATCTATATGCTGCTGTTCAACAGCATCGTGATGAAATGTTACAGAAGAAATTAATCTTTCAAAAGAATTGGGTTGATAATTTTTACAATTGGGATTTAAGAGCAGCAGAATGGACAGATTTTCTACAGACATTGAAGTAATTGATAATTTAGTAGACGAAGATTATTGCTACTACATAATAGATAAATTATATTATGCCAAAGATGTTTGGAACATTGCTTATGATGAAAATACAATAAGTAAAAATTACACTTGGAATAAGGTTTCTAATAAATCAGATACTGGATTTCTTTTTTTGAGTTATTCAAAAGATGCTACTGATGAAAAGAATAAAAAATATGCTTGGTTGACTTCTTTAGTAGATTATATCTATTTTAGATATTTACAATCTAGTAAGTATGAATATAAAAATCCTGAATTACATAGAGTGTTATTTAATTACTATAACACTGGTTCTGATGGTATTGACCATACTGATGCTACAGACCCAAATGTTCGAAGTGTTACCATAAACTTATATAATAATGATGGTGGAACTTTAGTTGAAAATGAATTTGTGCCTTCACAAGTCGGAAGAGGTGTTGCTTTCAATTCAAATATTAGGCATAGAGGAGTAGGTCCGACCGAAGTTAAACAAAGATTTGCTGTAAATGTAGTTTTTACTTATGATGATGTTAGACTTAAAACTTGACTTCTTCTCTTTATTATGGTATACTTGACACTATGAAAAAATTAATAGCAAAAATCAGACGATTCTTTAATTGTAAATCTGAGCACTGTAAACACTGGACGGTCTTCAAAATATTTAAGAAGAAACCAGATTACAGAGCATTGTATGAAGAACAATTGAAGATGACTCAAAAGTGGGAGTTTCGATATAATAAACTATATCGACAACTAATGTTAATATGTAGAGAAGCAGAGGAGAGAGTAGATGGCAACGAAGACACCAAAGTATAGTAATGTTCACCCTTCAGTTTTAGCACTTCCTGATGATAACGAGTTAAGTCGTGTCAATGTGCGTGGTTGGATTAAACATCAGAAAGAATTACTTAAAGTAGAAATGTATAACTTCCGTAGAGGTTTAGGTAAGAATACTCTTGCGAATATCGGTAAGATTAAAGGTTACATTTCTCAATTAGAATACTATCTTGCTAACGGTGATTATGTAGCAAATTTTTGGGGTGAAAAAGAAAACAACCCAGTATCTAAACAATGTATTGCGATGGCATATGATAAAGACGGCATGCCGAAAAGAACGATAGGTGTCTACTATCCAGATGTCGGTGCTGTATGGACAAAGGAAATGGAAAGTGGCTATCAACATTTATTATAGTCAAAACAGAAAGTGGGCAAATGAACTGTGTGATTATGAACCACAACCTCTACTAACTTCAGAATATTATAAAAGTCTTCCTTTTAATACTTACAGAAGATGTTATTCTAATTTAGAATATTTTAAAAATGTTTTTATTATGAAGTCTCCATTCAAATTTGATATGAGATTAGAAAACGAATCTCTAAAAACTTATAGAGACCAAGAATGGTTTGATAATTATATAGACTTGGTTCATTCTGATGAAGGTGTTATACAATTTTTGTTCGGCACAACATTCTTTTCTGATTCTGATGTCGAAATGAGTCAAATACCTGCCAGTTTACACAACAATAGTTTTACAAGAAATACAAGATTACTTTCTGGAACAATGAATATATCAAAATGGTTTAGACCAGTCCATGCCGCAATATTATGGACAAATGACTTTGATGTAGAAAATAATGATGCTTTATTTTATCTAAAATTTCATACGGATGAAAAGATTAACTTTAAGAAATTTAAAATGAGTGAAGAGTTAGAAGATTATCAAAATGATTGTATGACTTTAAAGCAAAAACAACCAAGATTAAATTTCAAAAAAATCTATGATATGTTTACAAAACGGAATTTTAATGATAAAATAATGAAAGAGATTAAGAAAAATCTTATGGAGTAAATTATGATTTTAGTTGACTTTAGTCAAATAATGGTTTCTAACGCCATGATTAACATGGACAAGAAAGAAACTACAGTGAATGAAGATTTGTTAAGACATCAGATATTGAATAGTCTTAGACAAATCAAAGTAGATTATGGTAAAGAATATGGTGAAATGGTTATCTGTGCTGACGACCGTCACTATTGGAGAAGAGATATCTTCCCTTACTATAAAGCATTAAGAAAAGAAGGTAGAGACGAATCCCCAATCGATTGGCAACAAGTCTATGGTGTATTGAATAAGATAAGAGATGAGATTAAAGAATACTTCCCTTATCGAGTTATACAAGTAGAGAAAGCAGAAGCAGATGATATTATCGGTGTTCTTTGTAAAGAGTTTGGTGTTCAGTTAATGAACGAAGTTTCAGAAAAGATTCTGATTATATCTAGTGATAAAGACTTTCAACAACTACAAAAATTTGTAAATGTTAGTCAATGGTCAACCATTCAAAAGAAATGGGTGAAGGTAGATAATCCAGAAGCATACTTAAAAGAACATATCATTCGTGGTGATAGAGGTGATGGTGTGCCTAACATATTAAGTGAAGACAGTGCGATTGTATCACACTCAAGACAATCACCCATACTTTCAAAAAAACTCGAAATATGGTTAAATCAAGACCCTCAGGACTTCTGTGAAGGCGATATGTTGAGAAACTATAAGAGAAATGAACAGTTGGTAAATCTTGATTTAGTGCCAGATAATATTTCAGAAGAAATACTAAATACTTATTATAATTATGACATACCGAAGAAAAACGGTTTACTAAATTATTTTATTAAGAACAGATTGAAAAATCTAATGGAAGTGATTGGAGACTTTTAATGAATAAATTATTTCATCATATTTTTAAAGAAGTCCATAATGCGAAAAGCAGAAAAGACAAGATTGCGGTTCTACATCATTACAGTAGTCCAGCATTAAAACAAGTATTGGGTTATACTTACGACCCTAACATTGTATGGGATTTACCAGAAGGTAATCCACCATATAAAGAACTGGAAGCAGACGACGAAGGTTGTATTGACTTACAAGGTGAACTGAGAAGATTCTATCTTTTCTTTAAAGGTGGTAACGAAGGTTTGAAACCAATGAGAAGAGAAATGCTGTTTATCGAACTTCTACAGTCTTTAGACCCTCGTGATGCGAAAGTAGTTTGTATGATGAAGAATAAGAAACTTGAATATAATGGTTTGACAAAGAAACTTGTTCAGGATGCTTTCCCTAACTTAGGAGCAAATTGGTAATGAATCCAGCAGTAATTATTGGAAACGGTGTAACAAGAAAACAGATTGATTTAAATAAGATTGGTAAGCAAGCAAAGAAGTTTGGTTGTAATGCTCTTTACAGAGAGTTTGATAACTATGACTTTTTAGTTGCTATTGATGAAGGTATGATTGGAGAACTGTTAGAGAATGTTTTACACAAAGCATCTTTAATCATTCCACCAGAAGAAGATAGATACGAAGAGAATACGGGTCGTAGAAACAACGCAGGTATGGTTGCGATGAAAGAAGCAATCAAAATGAAACACGATACATTATATTGTTTAGGTTTCGACTTCATTCTTTCTGGTGAGATATCAACTGATAATGTATTTAAGAACTCTGACAACTACGGTCCAGAGACACATGCGAGAGAAGAAGATAATTTTCATAGAGTTAGATACTTAGAATGGTTTGCTTCTCAACATAAGAATGTAACATTTATATTTGTTGTTCCAGATGAGAACATCGGTGATGTGAAACCTATTGAAGGATTTAATATTACTGCTATGAGAACAAGAGACTTTATTAAGAAACTGGAGAGTTAAATGGCAATTTTAATCGAATATCAGAACTACATTTATCTTGGATTTTTAGCATTCGCAACTGGTGCTTCTTATTACTTTGGTAATCAAAGAGGTTATACTGACGGTATGAATCAGATTGTGATTGATTTAATGAATGATGGTTACATCGATAGAGAAGGTGTATTCATTCCTAAACCAAGAAGGGATAAAGACTCCCAAGAATAGTATTCAATGGGGGCTTAAACCGTTATACTATATTATAATTTCTTAGATTTCTAAAAACTCAAAAAAACCCATCATCGAAAAAATCGATAGTAGAGTCCTTTTACTATCGAAAAAAACATCACTTTTTTTAAAAAAAACGCTTGACTTTTCCGTAAAGTCTGATATACTGTAAGTATGAAGATTGAGAGAAAAACAAATATTTTAACTAACGAGGTGTCTATGAATACTGAAATCAAAAAACTATTTACTACTATTGCTGAGTCTTACGAGACTTTCTTTGAAAATTCGTTCTTTAACGAACCAGATATCCTTAAACATAAAGATGAACGAGTCAAAGAGTTTGCTGACTCTCTTTACATTGATATGAAAAGAAAATACATTCGTATTGCTACTCGATGGACTGCTCACGGTGGTAGTGGCCATACTTGGGGTTACATTGAGAAAGAAACTGGTGAGTTTTGTATCAATGCTACTCCTTCTGCGAAATTTAAGAAGTCTAGGGGTAACATCTTTAAACCAGAGACTTGGGGAACTGTTCGTTGGACTGGTCCTACTTACTTAAACTAAGGAGAGAGATTATGACTTTTGATGATTTAATTGGTAAACATTTGAATATGACAGTCGATTTTGATGCTAAGACTGGTAAGAGTATTATTGGTAAACAATTCATCGACGACCTACGAGAAGGTCCGATGGGTGAGAATGTTGTGATGTTGCGTAGGGAAGGTGCTGATTCTGTCCCAGTATCAGTGTCTAAGTTCCTAAGTGTTGTTGAAGAAAACTGTAAAATATACGGTGAAGATGTTGTTTTTGCTGACATATAACCCCACAACAAACGAGGGTTTATTTCGAAAAAAAGTGTTGACAAAATTTGACAGTGTGTTATAATATGTATGTTGGTAATGAGAAAGGAGAAGAAAAATGATTGACGGTTTAGTGATTGACATTGAAGAGTTATTTGCTGAAGGTTATACAGTCGAAGAGATTGCCAAGATGCTCGGTGTTGCTGAGAGTATTGTGAAGACTGTTGAAGAAGAATTAGAAAACATATAGGAGAGATTATGATTACTGGATTGATTGCTGTTTTAGTTATTACTGCGTTGGCATTGCCTTTAAAGTTTGCTGTTCCGAGACGACCAGTTCCCATCACTATTGATGATGTTACTGCTACTGGTTGTGATATGATTGCTTTTGTTCCGAGGATTAAGTAATGTTGAACACAGAAACTTATAGAGATTATATTTTGGATGGTGTAGTGTCCAAGTGTTGTGGTTCTGAGATTCT